ACATGGTTTCTCATATCATGAGCTAGTGTATAAGAAACGCTTAGGCCGTGGTAGAAGGCGCGGAGCAGTGCAGAGTAAGTATGATGATGGATTAATTGGCTGGAAGAAAATTCCTGTCAGGGACCAGATAACACTGGTTAATGGTGGATGGGACATTGATGAGAACGGTGGTATCCAGGGCTGTTGGCAATGGGGCCCACCACTATATAAGAGGGTTTTTATTCCGATTGAGAAAGCCCTCCTCTTCCGTGTCCGGACAAATAAGAATAACCCTGAGGGACGAAGCCTGATCCGCAATGCATACCGGGCATGGTGGTTCAAGCAGAATAGTGAGAACATCGAGGCCATAGGTGTTGAACGGGATAACGCTGGTTTACCTGTGATATACGCTCCTGCGTCAATTATGTCACAGGATGCCACCCCAGCTGATAAAGCTATCTACGAATATTTGAAAAAAGTTGTCACGAATGTCAGAAATGATGAGCAAGCGGGATTAGTTATGCCCATGTCCTATGATGACGACGGAAACCAGGAATACAAATTTGAACTATTAGGTTCTCCAGGAAGTAAGCAATTCGACACTGATAAAATAATCAAGCGGTACCAGAATGAGATCTTACAGACCGTTCTTGCTGATTTTTTGAAACTTGGCCAGGATAAAGTGGGAAGTTTTGCCCTCAGTGAAGATAAGACGGGACTATTCATTATGTCCCTGGATTCCCTTACTGACCAGATTGAATCACCATTTAATGATTTCGCCATCCCCCGTTTATTTAAGTTGAATGGATGGGATGAACAGCGGACACCTAAACTTGAGCATGGTCCCTTTAAGAAAGCCGATATCAATCTCATCATAGAATCCTTAAGTAAGCTAGTTAGCGCCGGCATGGAATTATTTCCGGATCCAAAGGTTGATGCGCATTTCCGGAAAGAGCTAGGCTTACCTGCTAAGGATGATACGGAGCTGTAGACCTATGATCCACACTCACGTCAAAAACCCAAACTTCATCTCCAAGGCTAAGAAGAATAAACAGCATAAGGAAATGAATGATATCGCTGATAAGCATATGGGTAAAGTCGCGAAGTCATACCGTGATGGGTTTGATGAAGTCCGCGATGCTACCAAGCTGAAAGCCATTAAGGAAGCGTTGGAAACCGATGAGGTGAAAAATGTTGTCGCAACTATTAAGTGGGAGAAAGTTGAGGCTGATAAGGCCGATAAGCTCCTTGCTCTTTCACTGCTTCAGGGTGGTACAACCTCCATCGCATTCGTTCCAACAATTGCCGTATCTGATTACACATTTGACCCGCGAAACCCATCATCACTGAAGTTTCTTTCTGAAACCACCGCGAACCGGATAACACTGGTCACGGAAACCGGAAAGGAAGCTACTCGGATTATGGCATTCGAGGCATTGGATAAGGGGATTCCTGTTCCGAAGGCTTCCAAGATGATCCGTGGCGCCATTGGGTTGAATCGCCCACAGGCAAAAGCCTTGGTTAAATTTCGTCAAAAACTTGTTAAGGATGGATTGTCCGAAGCTAAGATTGAGAAGCGGGTTGCCGCATGGACTAAGAAAGCTATCCGTGTAAGATCTCAGATGATAGCCCAGACTGAACTCACCGATGCCACCGCTCAGGGCCAGTTGGATATGTGGGATGAGGCCGTTAAAGATGGTGTGATCGAGGATAAAGAATGGGAGAAAGTTTGGATCTCTACTATAGATAGTAAGACCTCCCGGATATGTACGGATTTAAACGGTCAAGCGGTTCCATTGAAAAAGCTGTTCAAGGATCCTCAAGGCTTATTGGGGCCATTTGACCGACCATCTGCGCACCCCCGGTGTCGTAGTAGTTTGATTATTAGAAGGAGGAAAAAGAAGAAATGAAAAGTAACAAGAACATATTTAAAGAAGCATCAGCATTGGACATTGCAAAAACGGCGCTCATGCACGCCGACGATGATTTAATCAGTAAGTATAAAGAGGATAAGGTTGAGAAAACTTTATCTCAAGTGATTGATGATAGTAAGTTGGTGAAGGACGGTGCTGAGACTAAGCTGAAGGCTGAGATCTGGAAAGCCAATGATGAGCAGCAAATCGTTTATGGCGTAGTGATTGAGCCTTGGACCGATGTGACCAAAGATGGTGATAGCCATGGCGACCGCATGACCAAAGAAGAAATTGAGAAATCAGCACATAACTATATGTATGAATTCCAGGAAATTAAAGAGCAACATGAGAAAGCCATCGAGGCTCGACCCGTTGAATCTTTCATTGCTCCTGTTGATTTCAAGGCTCCTGATGATCAGGTGATTAAAGCTGGTAGCTGGATAATGGCCGTTAAGGTTGATAATTCTGAGACATGGGATAAGATCAAGAAGGGTGAAATAACAGCCTTCTCCCCTGGTGGATTCGGAAAGCGTAGGCCGTTATAGTGGATCCAAAGTCTGTGGTATTGCTTCAGAGCATATTCCAGAAGATAAAAATCGTGTGTCGTTATTGTGGGGATAACAACACATGTTTACATGAATGTGATGGATATCATCCTTACTCTGAAGCTGGTAGTTGTAGAGCCGGGAAGTGCCCGGTTATTCGTCAGACGCTGGTTTTGGTTCGGTTGTATGGGAAGGATGGTTAACCCTTCTTAAGTTTAACTATCTTCCAACCCTCTGGGAGACCTGCTGGATTACTATCTTTTTGACAAATAGATATTAAGTGGTCCATTGTATCCACAACGCCATACCAATCTTTTTGCTCGGTTTTTTTGGGAATAAGTGCAAAATTCTTTTCATCAGCTATACTGGTGTTTATAGGCCTTCCTTTTTTATCCCAAGACATACCTATCCACATACTTCCCGTCCAAATTCTTCCAAAATACTGCTCACCAAACCTTTCAAGAAAGACATATTCACATCCGCCTTTAGTTTTATCCTCGCACTTATCTTGGGATTCCCAGAGGGGGAGGCAATTATTGTAGACAGAGCATTTAGTTAAGTCAGACCAGTCATTACAATTGGTATCATCACTCTGATTTTCACGATGACATCCGCAACCTTCATTCCTACATTTCATTTGTTTAGCCAAAATTTACCTCCTTTTAAAATACACATTTAGGGTACAATCTCTGGTTTGCAGATCCTTCTATACCCATTTTAAACTTTTCCCTTAACCCATAACTGGAACACATGTTCGGTTTAATATCATGTATCCCGCATGATTTAATCTTACCCTTCGTTTCCAAAAACCTGCATCGGTATCTGTACTTTCCCACCTTTCTGTCATATCCAATATATTTTAACATAGGATATATTAAATCTATACCAGCAACTTTATGCTTGTCTTTTACATTTTTGGACCAATCCATATAATGTTGTTTTAGTTCTTTAGGGCTTACTGAGATAGCTACGGTTTCACAACATTGTCCGCATCTTTTGCATTTCATTTGTTTAGTCAATTTTTACCTCCATTATTTATTAAAGATTCAGATAATTCATCCCGCTGATGTTTATTCAATATGTGATTTATTAAATATTCAGACAATATCATAGATGAGGGAAAGGATCCTTTCTCCTTTATCAACGTTATAGTTTCCAATGGTGTTATAATCATCTTAACCAACCCGTCACCAATCACGGTCTGGTGTCCCATTTCTGTTTCTAGCATGATTGCTCCTTATTAATTATCATCTTCAATATTATCCCATATTCCAAAATAAGCCCTATTCTTTCCATCCCTGAATTTATCGTAAAAATCCAGGCCCCGTTTTTTCACCTTGCCATGTATATCTAAAGGCGCGGTGTGGTGTGTTGGGAATTGAATGTATTTTTCTTTCTTTTTAGGCATGACATCATCCTTTTTCACCTAAATCCGCCAAGCCTATATTAATTCTACCACCTTTGGAATAATGATCCTCTGTAGGGCACCAAACCACTTTTACAACTTGATACATGTTTTTTCTTATCCTCATTTCATCGGTTATCCTAGGACAAGCATGCGCACCCATTTTTAACAATACTTTATTTGTTTTAATATTTATATAATGGATGTATAATTTTGGTAGTTCCATATCGTTCCTTATTTAATCCAGAGGCGGCAAGCGGTTAAATCTGCCCTTTTTTGAAATGTTCTTTCAATATTGCTTATGTATTGATACCGCCGTTCCTCTGGTTACATTTTATCTTGAATTTTTGATA